TGGGTACAAAAGAACCCATGTTGTTTTAGAAAAACAAATTAAACAAGAGGAGAATACATGAGTTTTTTAGGAGGTGGATCATCAGGTGGTGGACAAACGACATCACAATCAGTACAACCTTATTCAGCAGCAGAACCAGCATTAGGACAAATACTTTCTGAAGCTACAAATTTATATGGACAAGGTGTAGGTGCAGCAGGTTATGTTCCTCCAACACAACAAACATTAACAGGTCTTGCACAACAAGAAACTATGGCAGGAGCTGCTAATCAACAATTAGCTGCAACTCTTGGTGGACAATATTTAAATCCTTTTCTCTCTCCATTAATACAAAGAACAGCACAAGATATTACAACAGGAGTTCAATCACAATTTAGTGGTGCAGGTAGAACTCCAACAAGTCCTATGGCACAACAAACAGCATTAGCTCAAGTTGCTCAAGCTGCATTACCTTTAGCATTTCAAGAATATGGAAGTGAAAGAGGAAGACAGTTAGGATTAGCAACTCAACTTCCAACTTTATTACAAACAGGACAACAATTAGAAGCTATACAAAGACAACAACAATTAGCTCCATCACAAGCATTACAACAGTATGCAGGTTTAGTATCACCTATTGCATCTGGTTTTCCAACAACAGCAGGTCAAGTTAATACAAGAGCTAATCCATTCACAACTGCATTAGGTGGAGCTGTGTTAGGTTCATCAATACCTGGAGTAGGTGCAGTATTAGGTGGAGTTGGTGGATTATTAGGGGGTCTATTATAATGGATAAAATTAAAAAAATTATTTACGACATTCAGACTAAAATTAAAAACAAACCTTCAACACATATTTTTGTTTTATATATTTTAGTTGCAATTGCAATCATTCTATAAGGAGATAAAATGAGTAGAGAATCCTATGGAGGTGGAGGACAGTATGGTGGAGGATCATCAAGTTCATCATCATCTGGAGGAGGAAATGGTGGCAGAGAATCCTATGGGGGTGGAGGACAGTATTCAACTCCTTCTACTCCATCAGCACCAAGTGGTAATGGTCAAGTAGATGTAGGTTTTCAAGAAGCATTAAGAAAACAAGCAATTCAACAAGCTAATCCTGCATTTGGCGATCCTGATCCTGAAGTAGATATTGATCCAAGAGAAAGAGATAGTATTACAAGTTTTTTAGATAACTATGCTGCTAATGTAAAAGCAAATCCATTTAGTTTAGGTTTAGTAGGTGCATTAAGTACATTATATCAAACTGAACAAGCTAAAAATATGTTAATGGATACACCAGGTTATGAATTTTTAAATGACTATAGCATTTCAGATGATGGTGTTGTAGGTGGAGATGGAGGATCTGATAGACTTGCAACTCAACTAATAAGTCAATTACCCATTAGTATGACAGGTGCTACACCTCAAGAATCTATGGTCAATCAATACTTTGATAATTTAGGTATGGGTCAACAACCTTTGAGTTCTAATTTGCAAACAAGCTATAATAATGCTAAAAATAATGTAAGTAGTATATTGGGTACAAATCAACAGTTTGGCTATTCTACAGCTCCCTATGGCTTATTAAGTAGCACAAATTTGGCAGACAACCCTTTTAATATAGAATATATGACAACAAGAGGATTAATATAATGATAGACTTAAGAAAAATGTTATTAGATAGAGCTGCACAAGGTATAGGTACTGGTGGTGGAATAATGGGTAATCAAACATCTGCTGGTTTATTAGGAAATATAAATCCCAATCTTTTATTAGGAGCAAGTTTATTTGGTGCAGGTTTACAAGGTAAAGATCCTTTTTCATCTGCTTTACCTGCTATTACACAAACAGCACAAACTTCAGCAGTTTTAGGACAATTGGACAGACAAAGAAAAACAAAAGAATTTGTAGAAAAATATAAAAAAGATTTACCTGAAGGTAGTACATTAAAAACATTATTTGAAATTAATCCTGACAAAGCATTAGATTTTATTTCTAAATCAGAACTTGCAAAAATTAATGCACAAAATGTAAGAACAACTGCTGTTAAAAATGCTATATCATTAAATTTAAAACCAGGCACTAAAGAGTTTAATGATTATGTTATAGCATCAACTGTCAAAACAGATACTGCTGCTCAAGCATTAGCTCAAGCAGGTGGACAAGTAATTTCTCCAGGTAAAAGAGATGAAATAGTTAAAGATTTAGAATTTGTATCAAATATAGAAAATCAATTGGGAACTGTTATTGATAAAGTAGTTGATGATCCTACATTATTAGGTGGAATTGGTGGTGTTAGAAGGGGTGCAAATAAAATTGGAACTTTGTTAAAAGATATAGGTATTGATGTAAAACAATATTTACCTGAAGGTATTACAAAAGATTTTATTTTTGATCCTGATATACCAACCATTTCAGCTTTAGAAAATACTGTGGCAGCAGGTTATGCAAAAGTATTATATCCAGGTCAAAAAATTACAAATTTACAAATACAACAAGCAAAAGAAATAGTTGGTTTAACAGGTTTAACTGGTTCTGAAGAAGTTAAAAACAGACTTTTACAAGTTCAAAAAGAAATGAATAATTTTACAACTTCATATCAAAATTTATTAGAAATAGAAAAACCTAAAAAAAAATTAAGATTTAATGAAAAAACTGGTCAATTAGAGGAATTTTAATGTCAGAAATATTTGTAGAAGGTTTAGGTAATATTAATATACAAGGCGAAACTCCTACTGTTGAAGAACAACAAGCTATAATAGATCAATTAAAAAAAAAACAAGAACCTACTGAATCAAAAAATACTGAACAAAAAAAAACTAAATCATTTGTAGAAAGCACTATGGATGCTTTTAAAACTAGAGATACAGCATTAATGGCAGGTGGTATGGGTGGTTTTGCATCTGGTGCAAGATTAGGTGCTATGGCTGGTTCTCCTTTTGGAATACCTGGTGCAGTAGTAGGAGGTTTGGCTGGTGGTACTTTAGGTGCTACAGGATTTGGACAAGTTTATGATATTTTAGATTCATATATAAAAGGTGATAATAGAACAGTAGATGATGCCACTAAACAAGCATTTGCAGATGCAAAAAGAGAAACAATGTTTGGAATGGTAGGAGCAACAATACCAGGAATAAAACCAGCAATAACTAGATTACTTACAAAAAAAGAAAAAGGTGAACTTGTAGGTAAAGATGTAAAAGAATTATATGAAGCTGGAAAGAGAATTGGTGTAGATATTTTACCAATAGATGTTGCAGGTCGTACAGGAAAAATGTATGGAAAAGTTGTAGGTGTATTTCCTGTAGTTGGTTCTCCAATAAAAAAAGCAGGTGGTTTAAGAGGTCGTCAATTAAATATTATTAAAGAACAAGTTTTAAATGATTTAGCTCCTAATACTCATTTATCTGATTTAGGTGTTGATATGTTTAATGCAGCAAAAAATAGTTCAAAAGAATTTAAAAATGTTGCGTCAGATTTATATAATGTTTTTTATAAAGAAGCTGGTAAAATTAACAAGCCATTTATTCCTACACAAAATATAAAATTAGAAGCACAAAAAATTGTTGATGATTTTTTAAAAAAAAGACCTTTAACTGTTGTTACAAAAAAAGGATTAAAAGGTAAAAGTAAAAAAATAAAACAACCTATTTCAGCAAATGTTAATCAAAAATACCAATCATATATTAATAAATTAGCTAATCTTGATGATTTTATTACACCTAATCAAGTAAAACAAATTAAACAAGATTTAGGTAATTTTTCAGATGTAGTTACAGGTAAAGATGGTGCAGGAGTTTTTAAACTTACAAAAATGTCAAAGGCAACAGATGGTGCTTTAAGAGATTTTGATAATTATAATTTAGCTGGATTTGCAAATGATCCAAAAGTAACTAAAGAAAGTTTAGGAAAATTAATAAATGATTTAAAAGCTGCTGATGCTTTTTATGCAAATGGAATACAAATTTATAATAGATCAACTGCTGGTAGATTTAGAAAAGTAGATAAAAATATATTTATGTCTGGTTTTGATAAACCAGGTTCTATTGAAGCCGATGAATTATTTAAATATGTAGTAAAAACAGGTTCTCCACAATCATTAAAAGATTTAAGAACATTAATTGGAGGAGATAATTTTGCAAAAGTTTCAAGAAAAATAATAGATAATGCTTTTACAAAATCTGCTGTAAGAGATGATAAATTTAGAGGTTTATTATTTAATCCTAATATTCTTGAAGAAGAACTTGGTTTAGTTGGTAAAAATTCATCTGAAGTTTTAAATAATATAACTAAAGGAACTAATTTGAATCCACAAAAATTAAAAGATTTAATTGAAGTATCTAAATATCATTCAAATTTAGAAATACCTGATGTTGGTTCTTTTGTTGCAAGAAGGGTTACATTAGGTGGTGCTAAAAGTATTTTAGGTGGTGTTGCTATGGGTGCTGGTGTTTTTTCAAGTCCTGTAGCTTCTATTCCTGCTATTTATTTAACAAACAGAGCATCTGCTTTTCTTGCTAATCCAAAAAATTTAGATTTAGCTATTGAAGCATTTGATATAACTGCACCAAGAAGTTTAAGATATGTTGCAGGGGAAAAACTTTTAAGAGGATTAGTAAAAGATAGTTCTGGTGAAGAACAAGAGGCATATGAAGATTTACAAAAAATGTATAAAGATAATAAAGATTATATTATTGATAATATGAGAGAACTATAATGGAAAACTTACCTCTACAAAACGAAAAGAAAATTATAAAACTTGAGGGAGAGTTAAGTCTAATCCACCACAAGATAGACACAATTAGAGATAATCATCTACTACATATTGATCAAAAAATTAATAACATATACAAGGTAATATGGTTCGTAGCAGCACTAGGAATAACAAGTCTTGTCAATATGGTAATGACGATACTAAAATAATCTCTGACAGACAAAAAAAAACATCAATAAAAGGTACAGTTGGCGAATACGAAACTATTGCTAGACTTACTAAAGAGGGTTATTTTGTTGCTAAATCAGTAGATCCTTCATGTCCTTTTGATATTGTTATCGTTGATAGAAATGGTAAAATAAAACTATTAGACATAAAAACAAATACCTATAGAAAAAACAATAAAGGTAAGAGTTTAAAAGATAAGCCTAAAGGTTCTTATAGGATATGCAGATCACCTACTAAAGAACAAAAAAGACTTAACATAAAATTATTAATGGTTGATTATAAGGATGGTTAATTATGAACTTTGCAGATTTATTTAAAAAGAATATTATATTTATACCTGTGGTTGCATCTATAGTAGTTGGATCATTTACTGGTATTAAGTATGTTCTTAATCTTACAACAACAATCAATCAATCAGAACAACAAATTGTTAATCTTGAAAAAGATTTATCTATAGCTCAAGATAAAATTACAGAAATAAATACAAGACTTTCTTCTGCTGAAGCTACTTGGCAGATGGCAGAAAATTTATACAGACAATTAGCAGATCAAGTCAGAGAGCATGATTATGATATTAAGGATTTAAACAGGTAATGTATGGAGATCGCCAGGATGAATTATTATTTTACAGGTGTTTTAATTATTTTAATGTTCTTACTTACATTAATAGAACCTGCATATCCTAGAAACGAATATCTTAATGAGTATGGTGTAAGATGTGGTGAAATGGAAATAAGCACCGAAAGGAGAGATACCGATTATAATTATAGTGATAGTAATACGCATGAAGATCAATATTTAAGATTTACTTATAGAAAATATCTAGGTACAGATTGCAAGACCTCTAAAGAAAATGTAGCGATTAAACAACAACTTGAATTAATGAAAATGTGTGGCAGAGTAAATAGTAATCCTAGTCTAGCATACAATTCTAATTTTGATTTATTAGTATCAAAATGTAGAGGTGTATCTCCTGCAAGAGATAACAATAGACCTGATAATTCTCAAAGTTATTGGGATGAAATCAAAGATGGTTATAAAAAAGAAAACCCAGATATAACACTTATGGGTGATAAGAAGATATTGAAGATGCCACCTAAAGATTATAAGATGCCAGTACCAGAATGATTACAGAACAAACACATTTTAAAACAGATTTAAAAACATTAATAATGATTATAGCTGCTATTGCTATAGCAGTATGGACTTATAGTGAAATTAATAACAGATTAACAAAACTTGAAACATCTGAACAACTAATGAAACAAGATTTATTAGAAGCATCAAAACAATTACCAATAGATCAAGAACAATTTATGTTGCTTGAACATATATCATTACAAGTAGAAAAATTAACAACAAGAGTAGATGATATGATGCACAATAAAGTAATGATAAATTCTATTGATAAAGATTTAGACAAAGCATTAGATGATATAGAAAAACTAAAAGATAGTGTTAGAGCTAATATTGGAAAGTTAAATGGAAATAGTCATTAGTCTTTTAATGTTTTTGGGTGAACCAGCAGTATTAAAAGAACATACTTTAATGCCAAACCTATCTACTTGTTTATCAAAAAAAAGAATAGCAACTAGAAATAGTGGAAGCAGAGTAACTTACCAATGTGCCAAAGTAAAAGCTGAAGTAATTGATGGTAAAATAATAAGAATAGCAAAGAATGATTGATAATATTGTATATAAAGTGCTAAGTTTTTTTGATGATATTTTATCTAAAATAGATAGTATATTTGTTAGTAAAAAAACAAAAAGAAAAAAAAATAAATGTAAAAATTGTCATTGTAAATGCCATTGTAAAGATGCTCTGCATTTACATCATTATGACAAAGATTTATGTACCTGTGAGGTTTGCAAATGTACGAAGAACTAAAAGAAGAAATTAAATTATGTGAAGGTTATGTTCCAAAGATTTATAAATGTTCAGAAGGATTTGATACTATCTTTTATGGACACAAGATAACACCTGATGATGATTATGAAAGTGATATAGAATACACTAAAGAAGAAGGTGAAAGAGTATTTGAAGAAGATTTTAATAGAACACTACAAGCTGCTGAAAGATTGATAGGTGAAAGAAATATTAATTATATTGCTAAAGAAGTAATTGTTAATATGGTTTATCAGATAGGCGAAGGAGGTGTATCTAAATTTAAAAATATGTGGAAAGCTCTTGATAATGAGGACTATGGTGAGGCATCATTTCAAATGCTAGACTCACTTTGGGCAAAACAAACACCAGCTAGAGCAGGTAAGTTAGCTGGAAAAATGAGGAGTGCAAAGTCATAATGTGGTTAAGTATAGCATCTAAATTAGTTCCAGGCATAATTAAAACTGGTATGAAGATTGCAACAAACAGAAGAAAAGCAAAAGAATTAGAATCTATAGCCGAAATGAATCATGCACAACGCATGGCAGATGGACAGATTGAATATAAAAAAGCTGTGATGGATAATCAGAATCAAGGATGGAAAGATGAACTGGTTTTAATAATTGTAGTTTTGCCAATAGTTGTGCTTTCATGGTCTGTATTTAGTGGACAGCCAGATGCTAAAGAAAAATTAGATTTGTTTTTTGAATATTTTAATAATTTTCCAGAATTTTATAAATGGTTAGTTCTTGGAATTTTTGGTAGCATATATGGTTTAAAACCAGGTATGGATTTATTTAAAAAAAAATAAATGTCTGACAGTATAGATATAATTAACGAATATAAGGATCAGGTTCGTATTCTGAAACAAGAGGTTGCAGAATTACAGGATGCTGGTAAATCTAAAGATTCAGCAAACAAAAGATGTTTGCAAAAATTAGAACACTTAACCAAAGACCTTGAAGATGCTAATGATAAGATCAAAAAGTTGGAGGGTAATAAGGATGATAAATGAAAATAATGCTTACAATAGTTCTTTGCAGTACCATAGCAAACACTTGCCTAGACCCACATACTTTTCCAAAAGTATATGATAATTATTATGATTGTTTATTAGATGGTTACCAAAAATCATTAGATAAAACTAAAGAACTAGGTAGAGAAGAAATTAATAAACATCAAATATATTCTAAATTTGGTTGTCAAGAGGTTATAATTCCTCAACCAAAACCAAAATCAAAAGTAAAAGTAGAGGTATGATTTATTGCGTTGTTTGGAAACAAGATGATAAATATAAGATGTTTACCAATACAATCTTTCAATCTGAAGACAAAGCCATTGAATTTGCAGACAAACAAAAGTCTATGCGTAAAAAACATGATTGCAGAGTTGTAGAATTTGATTATAAATACTTTGATGGAGTTGATAAAATAGATTAATGGCAATAGATAAATCAAAAATGAAATGTAATTCACCTAGAAGACAAGTACAGGGTGGTAAAAAATTTGTAGTCAAAGCCTGTAAGGGTGGAAAAAAAAAGATTATTAGATATGGGGATGCCAACATGAAAATAAGAAAAAACAATCCAGCAGCTAGAAAGAGTTTTAGAGCAAGGCACAGATGTGCTGATGCAAAAGATGTATTTTCTGCAAGATATTGGTCTTGTAAAAAATGGTAAGGTCTATTATAAAATTAATAGTCAAAGCAAGAATGTTATATGCTGATATAAGAGGTCATCATGGTAAACGATGGGATTATGAACCTGGCGATTGGTATATGGGTCGTAAAAACAAAAGGAGATAGTTATGTATATGAAAAAGAAAAAAGATAAGAAGAAGAAGAAGAAAAAAAACAAAAAAATGAAAAGCAAATATTAATATTAGGTGTAATCATTTTGATGGTTGGGTATGGTTGGAGGGTTAAATAATAGGAGATAATATGCCAAAAGGTAAAAACAAAAAGTATAGTAAAAAACAAATGAAGATAGCAAGAATGGCTGCACCATTTGATAGAATAACTGGTGCTGACTTTGATAAACTTAAAAAAAAGAAAAAGAGAAAAGTATGATGAAAACAGTAAAAGCACCCAAAGGGTTTCATTGGATGAAAAAAGGTAGTTCATATAAACTTATGAAAGGTACTTATAAACCACATAAAGGTGCTGTTAAGATGGCTAAATTTACAGTACAAAAAAGACATACAGGATGAAACAATTAATTCTTGACGCATTAGAAAAAAGGTATCAAGCTGAAATATCTCATGCTGATGCTACTATAAAAATTTATTTTAACAATAGTGTAGGTATTGGAGAACACCCACAACACATTGATGAGGTAGATAAGTTGATTGAAAAAATTGCTAATGCAGAAGAAAAAATAAAAATATTAAAGGAGTTTGAATAATGGCAAAACTATGTGCAAGAGGTAAGGCAGCAGCCAAGCGAAAATTTAAAGTGTACCCTAGTGCCTATGCTAATATGTATGCTTCTGGTGTATGTTCAGGTAAGATTACACCTGGTGGTAAGAAAAAGAAAAAAGTTAAAAAAAGAAAAAGATAATGTCAAAAGGTTTAAGATCATGGGTAAGAGCTAATTGGGTTGACATAGCTAATAGAAGATCCGATGGTTCATTTCCTAAATGTGGTAGATCCAAAGGTGAGAAAAGAAAAAATTATCCTAAATGTGTTCCTTTAGCCAAAGCTAAATCCATGAGTTCTGGTCAAAGGAGAGCAGCAGTATCAAGAAAAAAGAAAGCAGAGAGGAAAGCAAGAAAAGGCAAAAGACCTAACTATGCCAAAACATAATAAAAGTTGGGTTAAATCAAAAGTCATAGTCACATTAGTTGGAAATTGTAGATACTGTTCAGCAGAGATTTTAAATAGCGATAGCTTTGTAAGTTTTTATCCTAGAGGTCATGCTCATTACGAATGTATGCGTAAAGCTGATGAGGATAAGACTTATGAGAATGAAAGTAAATTTGATTGGTAATTAACTTTCCCAAAACTTCATAGCATCAGGTAAGTAATTTTCTTCCATTTCGTTTCGCCAAAAGTAATGGTCAAACTGTGGTTGAATATAATCTTTTACAACTTTAGGATCTGTGCTTATCTTCATTAGGTTTTGTCTTATCTTACATCTTTGTATTATCTTTGGTATTCTTTTTTCTATATTCTCTGGTTTTAAATCATCACAATTGTCTGCACTAAATACTTTGTAAGACTCCTCATTGATATAACACATATAAACTGGCAACTTAAATACAGAATAATAAAAATCTATTTGTAATAAATGAAATGAATCTGGTTTTTCTTCAGGTAGTTTATTAGTCAGCCAAGACCTAGTGCCATCTTTTTTAACTCTACCTCTTTTGGGAAACTTACATTTGTCTTCAATAATAACTTTACCTTTTAAATCACAATAACCATGAACAGGAATATTAATATTATCAAACCATCTAAATGCTTCTATCTCTGGTTTACAATCTTTATATCCAGGTATTGTTTGATGAGCTGCATGACCATTGGCTATCATCTTGGGTAAGATTTGCTTGTAATATTCAAACTCATCATGTTGGTCAACATTAGGGATTATTTTTTTAAGTTTTTCTTCTATAGGAACAAACATTATTTACGCATCTCATTGTTCATTTTAGAAATAAAAGATTGAATCATAGTTTCTTTTTCTACATCAACAAAGTAATCTAAAGGTTTTCTTAAAAATTTAGATATTCTAATTAAGTTTACAATAGGTATTCTGTTTTGTCCTTTTTCATACTTACCTATTTGTTGAAAAGTTGTTTGGAGTGCTTTTGCTAGTATCTGCTGCGTTGCAGGTTTCTTAATATAATATCCATCTACCTCTAATTTTTCATCAAAGTTTTGAACATATATTTCTCTTGCTAATCTAGCTTCTTTAATTTTTTTACCAATGTGAATATAAAATTCATTATCTTCTACAAAGTTCTTTTTTGCTCTATCTGATAGTTTCATGTCTTTCCTTTCATTTAGGGTATAGAACCCCTTAAAATAAATGCAACTTTTTGTATATACTTAATTAAGTATATAAAAATCTAGCATCTTTATTTTCTGCTTCAACTATTCTTCGGAACAACTGATTGTATTCCTTAAAGTTTTGCAGAGTTATAACACATTGCCTTCCATTATCTCTAGCACCCATAATCTTTTTGTGTGCCTTATCTAGCTTTGTGTACAACCTTGTGTTGCTATTTCTTAAGCTCATCATTTACCTCACCGATAACTTTAATATTTGCACTAACAAGTTTGTGTTCGGTGATATTTACTTTTGCAAACTCACTAGGCATTTTTTGATTGTGTGCTTTTTTCGTTGCTTCTTCAACATTTGCACCATCAAAAATTTCTTCAAAATCAGCAGCTAACTCTATGCTTGATGTTTTAATTACTTTAGTCATTCAATACAACATTTCTACTATAACCAGAATATTCTCTTTTAATCTCATTTCTTTGTTCTAGTTTTTGTATCAGCACACTTACTGAATTTTTACTTTTATAACCCAACTCTTTAGCCATTTCTGAAAAAGTCGGACTATATTTGTATTTTTTATTATAATTTTTAATAAATTGCAATAGCTTAAGCATTTTAGGAGTCATCGGTCTTTTAGTTGTTTTTATTTTCATCTTTGACTAACCTCCTTAATAATTCTGTATAGCCATTAATGTCATCAAACGAATCTTTTTTGTAATCTTTTGATTGCATTATTCGCCATGATTTTAACAAAATCATAAATAAACCAAAGAATTTTAAGGGTATTTTAACATCTTGGTTATTATGAATTGATAGATATTTTTCCATAATTCCTACCATTACATAAGAGGTATGGTCAAAGTGTCCATAATCATTTTGTTTTTGTTTTAATAATCTTTCTATCTCACTTATAAATTTTACATTATCTGACATAATTACCTTTGTTATCTTCACACCAATGAGCAAAAGCTACTTTGTTTTGATATATTGGATATGTTCTTTTTCCTATTTCTTTAAATTTTATTACTGACTTATGTATCTCCTCACAAGTAAGGGTAGTTTCAAATTTAACTTTATGTAAAACATATCCCTCACTTGTAAGTAAAGCCAAAACTAAAATAACAACTTTCAAGATAACTAACTAAATTTGAAAGGAGCTTGTTGTTTTTTTAGGTTGACTATCTTGTTTTGGTCTGGGTTCGTTTTTATAACCTGATAAAACATTACCTTCATCATTCAACCAACCAATTAAACCTTTTTGTCCTCCTGCATCAGGATAGTTCATTTCGCCAGTAAACTTGTCATCACCTTTAAATAAGACTCCGACCTGTGCATAGACTTTGACAAACTTGGTGTTGCCATCTTTTGATGAACCTTTTACTCCAAGAATTGTACCCTTGTTGCCATTATCTAAATTAACATTTCCTGAAAAATCAATTTTGATGGCTTTTTCATTGTTGGCATCATAAGGAAATAAAACCCAATCCTTTTGCTTACCACTACCATTGTTTTGCATTTTGCCCTCCATTGGTTTGTATGCTTTTTTGTTGTGATTCAAAAATCTTTTCTATTGAATCATTTTCTTTTTTCCAATTACTATAAAGAGCAGTTAGTTTTGTTTCTGTTGTCTGCTTCTTTATTTGATCATTAATTGAAACTTGTTTGTTATTACCTTGATTGTTCAAAGCATTAACTAATTCTTCAGCACTAGCAAATTCAGATCCTGATAAACCAAATGCAGCTAAACATCTACCTAACGCACTTGTTGATGCGTTTTCTAATGCACTTGTTTTATTAATATAAGATGAATTTCTAAACTCCTCTGCATGACCTACACTATAAATTGTATCGCTAATATATAATTCTACTTTAACAATAACTCTGTCATTATCATGGTGTAATATTTCTTCATTAAATCTTGCCTCTGGAAATCTTTCTAATAAATGTTTATGTCTTTCTACAACAATTGCATATTGTTTTCCTTTAATAGTAACAGTTGGTATATTACCTATTTCTTTTAAACATTCTTTTCTTCTATCTTTAAAAGAACCTTTACTTTTTTCTTCTGGCACTTTTTCTGCTTTTTTCATTGTCTTTCCTCTCATCGTTTAGTTGTTTATTTAAAAAATCTATTAATTGTTGTCGTTTATCTACTTCTTTTTGTAATTCTGTTTTCTCATCATCCCTTTTTAATAATAATTGTGTGCTTTTTTTTATATCTTGTTTAAGATTTCTGTTTTCTGTTTGCAGTTTTGCAAATTGCATCATTATTTGATCTGTCATTTCTTACCTTTCATTACTTGTTCTAATGTTAAATTTTCTGTAATCATGTCTTGCATAGCTTGACCTGCTAAACCACCAAATATCATTTTTAAATTAGGTTTTAATTTTTTTCTTTCGGCAGCAGTTAGTTTGCAATAGTCAAAAAACCATTGATCTATATTTTTATTTAATTGACTTGGTGATAAATGGTCGGCAGTAAACATTCCACCTTCCTCTTTTCTAGTCCATTCTTTTCCTATTTTTTTAAGCATTGAAACCATACAATATAAAATATACAAAAATTGTCAAAATACTATACAAGATAATTTCAATTTGTGGGTGCATTGTCTTTGTCAAAGTTTATTGTTGCATTAAAAGAAAAAGATATTCGTTCACTATCTTTTTTGGTACTATTAAATGGGTACACAACATGGGATAAATTGTTCGGAAACAAGATCCATTGCCTAACCTCTGGCATCACCCTATAATTAACATCGGCAAACATATTTTCAGAACCCTCTATAAATTCTGTCTGACCTGAAAAGTCATTATGTTGTTTTGCATTATCTGTTGGAATCATTGAGTCTGGTATTTGTAAATAACCAACGCAGCTTAAATGATAATTAGGATAAACATATTCAGTATGTCTATGGCAAGGATTATAGTCGCCAGGTTTAGATACAACGAACCAAGCACTATTTATCAATATACTAGAAATCTTATGTTTTATATGTGCATTTGTATATGAAGCTATAATCGGATCAAAAAAAGCTCTTTTCCATTTAAGCATAACCTCTGGGGTAATTAAATATTCTTCTGCTACATGACCGACCAATCTTTCCCCCCAATCATGATCTTTTTGTTTCTTTTTGTCAGCTCTTATCTTTTTTAAGTCTTCTTTAAAATCTTTTATAAGTTCTAAAGGTAGTTCAGCTCTTGCCATTGATGAGCCAAAAGGTTTAAAAATTTTAAAATTTATCTTGTCTTTCATTGTCCTCCAAAGGTGTTAGTTCATTAAGTTCAATTTTATAAGCAGCTGGTCTATGGTCATAACCAAAATTAGATAGTTTTTCAGGTGGTAAATCATCATTAAAAATAAATGAACCTACAATATTAAAATTAAAATCCTTGTCATCATTTTTAATTATTAGAATATATTTACCTTTCTTTTCACCTGGTCTAATCAGTAAAAAATTATATGCTTTCTTATTTTGTGTTCTTATTTCTATATTGTCTTGAAAGTCAGAATCCTCATATCTCTGCAAATTATCGGTATAAGACGAATTATGGTAGGAGTTAGTCCATTTTGCCCAAGAAACCTCTCCTAATGCTCCTAGAAAGCCATCGTAGAGTTGATTTTTAAGGTTCTTATCATATCCATAGCTAAAACCTTTATTCATTCTTAAATTACCAATAAACCTCTTTTGAGCTATTGTATAAGCTAGTTCTACATCATTCGGATCTAGGTTTACTTTTACCATTTATACCTTTCATTAATTGATTAAATACTGTTGTTGTTGGGTTAAGGTCATAATCTTTTAAGCTACAACCACAGACTAATATAAAAATTATTAAATATTTCATTTTTTATCTTTTTTTAAATTATCTAATTGTTTTATTCTTTTTTCGTATTGCTCCAATGTTTCGCCAGAAAAATATTTGAACCAACAATCAGCACAAAAATCTTTACCTCTTTCAACCACATCTGCTTTCATTTTACACTTGCAGCAAATACGATAATCGCCATATATATTCATTAATTAGTTGCAAAATAAAATATCAATAAAGCTATCTCTACTGCAATAATTGTTTCAAGCATAATTGACCTCCAATCTTAATTTTCTATCAACTTCATCTAGTTGTTCTCTAGTCCAACCTTTGTGAAAAAAAACTAATTTTTCACCAAATTTATTTGGATCATAAATTTTAATATGTTTATCATTTTCATTATATCTAATATGAAAAGCATAACCTTGTTTAATTAAATCATTCAGTTTCTTATCTTTCTTAATATTTTTAATTAAATCTTTTAATTTTTTTTGCTCACAATAAATGGTTCTTATCTTTAAATCGCCATATTTAAGTTTTAAATGCAATTCATCAAAAACAAAGAAACCAACATCAATAGGTTTTAAATCTGTTTTATCTTGTAAATAAAAACATTCAAAAGTTCTGCATGAAATCGGTCTATTTTCATAGATGTTGCAATTTCCTTTTTCTAAATTACAACTTTTACACCAACTAAAAGATTTTTTATGATATTCTAAATCATTTATTTCTGGTAATTTACAACAGAGATTACAATTGGCACAATTTCGCAAAATTCCCTCCTTTTTTAAAGTTTTTATATCTATTATAATAGACTCCATTCTTGGCTTTAGACCCTTCAAGAGTATATGTTAGCATTAACCTTTTAAGATTATGCAAATCATTTTTTGTAAGTTTGTATTTATCTTTCACTATAAATACCACCTCCAACACAATGATGATATTCTATATAATCATCAATTGTAGAAACTGCATGTTTCATATCATTTCCTATTATATCTGTTCTTGTTAAAGTTTTTTTTCTGTATGGTCTTTTAGTTTTGTCAATAATTGTAATTTTCCAATCAAAATCAAATACTGCACCACTACCAAATTTATTTCTTAATTTAATTTTCATATTTTTTCCTTTCATTAAAATATAATCATTCCTATTGCTAGACCCACCAAGAACCAAATTATTTCGGATCTATAATATAAACTCCAAACTTTATATTTTGAGATTAATTTATTCATTTCCTATCTTTTAATCTTTTTATTATTTTATATACCTCTTGCAAGTCAAATATTGAGCAAGAACCTATATATTCTATGGTTTCCTCTCTCATTTCCTTTTGTTCTTGATAGACTTTTTGCTTATTCTTATCAATAACCTCAAAATGTTCTTCTTTTAGTTCAGGCATTATTCCTCCTTATTTATTGTAGCTTTATTTTTTCTTCTTATTCTAATATTATCATTAGACCAATTTGAACCATTATAAATTGGTGGATATATTGCCGAAGAATCAGCTTTAAACCATTCATCAACTCGGTCAGAGATACCAGCTCCATACAGTAGAAAAGCCAACCAAATGTTAGCTACGATGATATCTACAGTCACCATAGCGCCAAATAAATCGGTGCTAGGTTCAAAAACTTCCAGCATTGCGGTTTGATTAGCACCACCACCAATCCAACTTCCGGCTACAGTTGCTAACCCTCTCCAAACTTCTTCAGGTCCGGTTCCTCCCACAATTTCAGGACTTATTGTTCCCACAATTAATAATGCGATAGGCCCCCCAATCATAATACTTCCGGTTCCGGCCAAGAACATAATGATAGCTTTGGGCCCAAGATTGTAAATACCCTTCAGGTCGATACTCAACGTGAGTAAGACCAAACTAGCTGGCAATAAATATCGGGAAGCCATGTAATAGAGGTTTGATCCTTCCTCTGAAACAATTCCAAATGTTGTTAGCAGAGAAGGAATGAAATAGCACAACAGAAGGGAGGGAACAAATTTATAGAACTTCTTCCATTTGGGATTATCACTGTGAGAAGTAGCGAAAATTCCGGCTAGTATCGCCATCAGAATTCCAAAGGTGACGGCATCATTGGTGATAAGTGCTGAATCCATGAAGAGAGATTTATTCCTGATTTATTTCGATTGAGAATACAAAATTCTTGGGAATGAGTCAGAAACTGTTTTCAAGATCTAGAATAGAAAAAAAGAGTTAAATAGAGCTTTTC